AGGCCCTACTACAACTGGAGGTGATCAAATGTCGAAGTGGTACGGAATCGGCTGGTACAAGGATTTCAACGGCGACCGGAGACACGTCATCGTCCGCAACCTTCGCGCCGAGCACCGGCACGAAGCCGAGCGCGAAGCGCGCCGGGTATGCCGATCCCGTGGCTACGTATTCGAGGGCGTCTACCCGGTCCGACCGCAGCGCTACCAGCAGCGGAAGAAAGGCCGGCAGAAGCCGGCGCAGGCCAACCTGTGGTGGAAGCAGCGGCCGGAAGAGGAGGCGACGAAAACATGATCTGCCGCGAATCCGACGGCTACGCGCACCCAGAGGACCGGGTGGACAGGCTCGGCAGGCTTTTTGTGGCGCTCCAACTGCATGACCGGTACGGCATCACGTTCGAGCGCTGGCTCGAGATGGTCGAGTCGGGTCTGTGGGCGGAGTGCGTGGCGTGAGAGGAGGTGAGTCGGCCGTGTCGAGAAAGCAGCGACTCCGGACCTGCGGCAATCTCATGCAGCTGATGTGCTGCGCGCAGTCGCCGGCGGCCAGACGGATGTACAAACGGCAGCTGGAGCGCACGGCGGCTGGGCTGGCGAGAAAGAAATGACGCAGGAAAATCTCATTAACTGGATTCGCGAGCAAGCGCAACGCGTATCTGTTTGGGCGTTTTCTTGAGCGGATGGGTAGCGAGGGCGGAAGATACCACGCCGGCTACCTACAAGCGCTGGAGGATGTGCTGAAGATTATGAAAGGAGGTGACACCGCGCATGTGGATGCAGGAGCTGCTCTGGGTGAGGCGTGACGAGCGCGGCCAGATCGTCGGGATCCGGGAGAAGCCGCCAGAGAACGAGGACATCGTGCCAATCGCGCCGAGGCCGGGGAAGGGGACGGCAAAAGAAAAATCCACCGCGGCAACGGTGGACCAATGAATGCTTATCAGCCCCATCTTACCACAGGTGGGCGGGAAGGGGAAGACATGGAGCTCAAGCCCAAAATCACCCTCGAGCTCGACGGTCAGGAGGCCGCCATCATCGGCAGCGCGCTGCTGGAACAGGCGGACCGATGCCAAGACCGAGTTCGAGCCGCGATGAACCGGCTGATCGCCACGAAAGTCTACGAGGCGCGGCGCCGGCATCATGAGGCGGCCGGGGCTGTTTTGAAGGAGCGATATCGCCTGTGACCGTCCTCAAGGGCGATCAAGTCAAGCTGCAGACCGGCGAAACCGGCATCGTCGTCGAAGTATGGGGAGTCGCCCGAACCTGGCTTAAAGTGGACACGGGTGGCGGTCATGTCATCTGCATGGCCGCCGCTGTTGAGAAGATTATTGCTCGCGAACAAATGAAAAGGAGGAAGTGGCGTTGAGCATCAAGATCAACAAGCTCGAGATTGAGAACGTGAAACGCGTCAAGGCCGTGAAAATCGAGCCGACGCCGAACGGCCTGACCATCATCGGAGGAAAGAACAACCAGGGTAAGTCCAGCGTGCTGGACGCCATCGCGTGGGCGCTGGGCGGAAACAAACACCGGCCGTCGCAACCGGAACGCGAAGGATCGGTTACACCGCCCTATCTCCATATCGTGCTGTCAAACGGCCTGGTGGTCGAGAGGAAGGGCAAAAACAGCGACCTGAAGGTCATCGATCCGAACGGCCAGAAGCATGGACAGCAGCTGCTGGACAGCTTCGTCGAAGAGTTGGCGATCGATCTTCCGAAGTTTCTGAACGCCTCGAGCAAGGAGAAGGCGAACATCTTGCTGCGCATCATCGGCGTCGGAGACAAGCTGCATGAACTCGAGCAGAAGGAGCAGGAGCTCTACAACCGCCGGCACGCAATCGGCCAGATTGCCGACCAAAAAGCGAAGTTCGCAAAGGAACAACCGTACTATCCGGACGCTCCGAAGGAGCCGGTTTCGGCCGCGGATCTCATCAAGAAACAGCAGGAGATCCTCGCCCGAAACGGCGAGAACCAGCGGAAGCGGCTGCGCGTGCAGCAGATCCAGGCTGAGTTCGAGCAGCAGGGCAAGGAAGTGGCCCGGCTCATGGCCATGCTGAACGCTGCCCAGGAAAAGTACAACCAACTGCAGCAGGACCTTGTCATCGCACAGAAGGATGCTCAGGATCTCATCGATGAATCTACCGCTGAACTGGAGGAAAGCATCCGGCAGATCGATGAGATCAACCGCAAAGTGCGCGCCAACCTGGACAAGGAAAAGGCCGAAGAAGACGCGCGCGAATATCAGCGTCAGTACGATGCCCTGACCACGGAAATCGAGGCTGTCCGCAAGGCAAAGATCGATCTGCTGGCAAATGCCAATCTTCCGCTCCCGGGCCTTTCGGTGCAGGATGGCGAGCTCGTCTATAACGGCCAGAAATGGGACAACATGAGCGGCGCCGATCAGCTCCGGGTTGCCACGGCCATCGTGCGCCGGCTCAAGCCGCAATGCGGTTTTGTGCTCATTGACAAGCTGGAGCAAATGGACCTCGACACGCTGCGCGAATTCGGTCAGTGGCTGGAGCAGGAAGGGCTGCAGGCCATTGCCACGCGCGTCAGCACCGGCGACGAGTGCTCAATCATCATCGAGGACGGGTACGTCGTCGGCCAGGAAGGCATCACGCTCCAGCAGCCGAAGCAGGAAGGAGAAATCGACGCCGGCCCGACATGGACGGCGCAGCAGACGACGGCACCTACGTGGAAAGCAGGTGAGTTTTGATCATGTTTGAAGTCATCAGTGGAAAGATCCAGAAAGCCAAAAAGGTTGTACTGTATGGGCCGGAAGGAATCGGGAAATCCACACTGGCTTCCCGATTCCCCAACCCCGTGTTCATTGACACCGAAGGTTCCACCACGGAAATGGACGTGCAACGACTGCCAAAACCGACAAGTTGGGAGATGCTCAAGCAGGAAGTGCAATGGGTCAAGCAGCAGGGGCCAGCCCGGTTCGGTACGCTCGTCATCGACACAATCGACTGGGCGGAAATGCTTTGCAACGAGCACATTTGTGCCCTGCATAACAAAAAAGGCATCGAAGATTTCGGATATGGTCGGGGGTATATCTACGCTTCAGAAGAGTTTGGCCGTTTCTTGAACCTGCTCACCGATGTTATTGAAGCCGGCATTCATGTCGTATTGACTGCACACGCGCAGATCGTGAAGTTCGAACAGCCGGACGAAATGGGCGTCTATGATCGGTACCAGCTCAAGCTCGGTGCGAAAACCGGATCTAGGACCGCCGCGCTGGTGAAAGAATGGGCGGATCTTGTGCTGTTCCTGAACTACAAGACATACTCCGTTGCCACGGATGATAGCGGCAGAAAACACAAGGCACAAGGCGGAGCCAGGGTCATGTACACAACCCACCATCCGGCGTGGGATGCGAAAAACCGGCATGGTTTGCCGGATGAGCTGCCGCTCGATTATGCGCATATCGCACACATCTTTTCTGGCTCGCCGGTATCCGCTGCGCCCGCGCAGCCGTCGCCGCCGGCACAATCCGTTCCTGCAGCTGCTCCAGCGCCGGCGCAACCCGCCACGGAGCCTGCTCCCGCACCGATGCCTCCTGCTGCAGACCCTGAACCTGCGCCAGTACAATCCGCCGCAGCGAATGCTGATCCGTTCAAAGTTAATCCGAACATCCCGGTCTCGCTGCGCGATCTTATGATCCGGCACCAGGTATCGGAATGGGAAATCCAACATGTCGTGGCAAAACGCGGATACTACCCGGCCGACACGCCAATCACAAACTACGATCCCGGCTTCATCGAAGGCGTGCTGGTGGCAGCGTGGCCGAAAGTGTTCGCGATGATCGAAGAGCTCCGCAAGGGAGTTCCCTTCAATTAACAACCAATCCAGGAGTGATGATACATGTCGCAAATCGATCGTGAATTGAATTGGGACGACACCATCGAGAAAGACGGCGATCCGGTTTATGTCCTGCTTACCCCGGGAGACTACAACTTCACAGTAACGAAGTTCGAACGCGCCCGTTTCCAAGGAAGCGCGAACCTTCCACCGTGCAACCAGGCGAAGCTTGAAATCACGATTCATTCACCCGAACACGGCGATGTCATCGTGTACCATAATCTGTTCCTGCACACAAAGACGGAAGGGCTGCTGTCGGCATTCTTCACGGCGATCGGCCAGAAAAAGAAAGGCGAGCCGTTGCGCATGAACTGGAACATGGTTGTCGGAGCGAAAGGACGCTGCAAAATCGGCCATTATAAGTACACGAAGGACGGCCGCGAACTGGTGAACAACCAGATCGAGCGGTTCTACCCGTACGACGAATACCTGAAGCATATCGGGCAGCAAAATCCGCAGCATCAGCCGCCGTTCCCGGACCAAACCGGAGTCTTCACGCCCGGCCAGTTCTAGGTGATGGCCATGGTTATGGAGCTCAGACCGTATCAACAAGAAGCCCGGGTAGCCATTCAACAAGAGTGGACGAAAGGCGTAAAGAGGACGCTGCTGGTACTGCCGACCGGTTGCGGAAAAACGATCGTGTTTTCGAAAG